AATAACTATGAACAACGAAGCAAAAAACGAGCAAAATGCGATTATCCCAAAGATAAACGCTAAGCTTCCATCAGCTACATTATTTGAAGATGATGCGAACGCTGGCTTTCAGTCAATGTCGCAAGAAGATCTTGCGTTACCATTTCTGAAAGTTTTAGGTCAGCTGTCTCCAGAGGTTAATACGAGACATGCTAAATATATCAAGGACGCAGCTCCTGGTATGATCTTAAACACTGTCACAAATGAACTTTATGATGGTGCAAAAGGTATCCAAGTCATTCCGTGTTTTTATAAAAGAGAATACGTGGAATGGAAGGATAGAGGAGAAAGTATGGGCGCACCAGTAGCAGTACATGCTGTGGATTCTGAGGCAGTAGCATCAGCTAAAAGAGATGCTATGAATAAAGATAGATTACCTAATGGTAATTATATCGAGAATACCGCAAGTCATTTTGTAATGTTACTCGGCGACAATCCTAGCACAGCATTGATTACCATGAAGGCTACTCAATTAAAGACTAGTCGTAAATGGAATACAATGATGATGGGTATCAAACTACAGGGTAAAACTGGTTTATTTACTCCGCCAACATATAGTCATGTATATAAATTGACTACTGTTCAACAGTCTAACGACAAAGGAACATGGTTTGGCTGGGACGTAGATAAAATAGGTCCTGTCAAAGATAGAGCGATCTATGATCAAGCTAAAGGTTTTTCTTTGAGTATATCAAAGGGAAATGTAAAAGCTAAACATGGATCCGATTCTGTTAACTCGGAGTCAACTCCTTATTAAGCAATTCCTAAGGGAATAAGTTGCAACAAGAGGCGTTGAAGCGAGAGTGGAGACGCCTCTACTTAAAGTTATGACAGAATTTGAAAAGATATTTGATGGATTAAAGAGGGCTCATGGCTGTACCTACATTAACACTGCTCCAGCAAACGGAGAAAAGTTAAAAGGGAAATCTTTTGTTAAAAGAGAACCAGTTACATCGAGTCATTACGAAAATCATTTAAAAGGTGTAGAACCTACACTTGGTATTATCCCTATCAACGATAACAATCAATGTATATGGGGATGTATTGATGTAGATTCCTATGCAGGTTTTGATCACAAAAAATTATTATCTAAAATTAAAGTTTTAAATTTACCATTAGTAGTCTGTAGATCTAAGAGTGGTGGGGCACATATATTTTTATTCTCTCAAAAATTTATTGAAGCTAAAATAATGAGAGATAAGCTTTTAGAGATAAGAGCTATATTAGGATTTGCTAACGCAGAAGTATTTCCAAAACAAATAGAATTAAAATCAGAAGAAGATACAGGAAACTTTTTAAATCTTCCTTACTTCAAAGGAGATAACACAACAAGATATGCTTTCAAAGAAGATGGAAACGCAGCCAGTTTAGAAGAATTTTATAGAATCATTAATAACGTAAAACAACTAGATGTTGGTTCTATAAAAGTGCAGAGGCCTCAATCAGATTTTTCTGATGGGCCTCCGTGCATAGAAACATTAGCAGCTGAAGGTATTAGAGAAGGTGGAAGAAATGCTTCTTTATTTCATTTTGGAGTCTTTGCTAAAAAGAAATGGAAAGATTGGAAAGAAAAAATTTCCTGGTTTCATAGAGAATATATGGAGGGGGATTTAGATCAGAAAGAAATAGATATAATTAAATCACAAATAGAGAAAAAAGATTGGGGATATAAATGTAAAGATGAACCAATGTGTAGTCATTGTGATAAAACATTATGTAAGAGAAGAAAATATGGAATAGGTGATGCACCAACATTTCCAGAGTTAAGTGATCTTCAAGAGATTCAATTAGAACATCCTTATTATTATTTAAACGTAGATGGTAAAAGATTAAGATTAGATAGTCCAAAACATTTAAGACAACAATCATTATTTGAAGAAGCATGTATAGCAGGAGTAGGAATGCTACCACCAACTTTAAAAACTAAAGATTGGAAACAATTAATTAATGGGTTGTTAGCAGGAAGAGAAGTTATAGATGCACCGGAAGGAATGAAAACAGAAGATCAATTAAGAGAACACTTAGAAGATTATTGTAGTGACAGAAGACAAACAAAAAGAAAAGAAGATATTGAAAGAGGGAATGTTTGGAGTGATGATGACAATCATTACTTTAAATTTAGACACTTCTTTTATGACCACTTACAAAGAAGAAGATGGTCTCATGACTATCAAAAGACTTCAGCATGGATGAAAGAATGGTTTGATGCAAAGATTAAAGTAATAGATGCAAGCGGTAAAAGTATTAAAGTTATGTATGTAAAAAAATTTAATAGTAAAAAAACCGAATTTAAATCACCAGGTTATAAACCTAAGGATCCATATTAATGAGTAGTTTAATTGAGAGTTTTATAGATGTAGGAAGTGGATTGATTCTAGCTATTCTTATTCAATTATATATCTTTCCATTCTTTGGATTATATCCCACTATTTTAGATAGTTTAGGAATAGCATTAATTTTTACAGTAGTATCTATTACAAGATCATGGCTATGGAGATTATTATTTAGGAGATATAGATGACAACAATAGTATTAGGTCCTCCAGGTACAGGCAAGACTCACACATTACTTAATAAAGTAGATGATTATTTAAAACAAACTGATCCTGACAAGATAGGTTATTTTGCTTTTACTCAAAAAGCTGCATACGAAGCACGAGATAGAGCAATGAAAAAATTTAATCTAACTGAAGATGACCTTCCACATTTTAGAACTTTACATTCACTAGCATTTAGAAGACTTGGTTTAAAAAAAGAAAACGTAATGCAACCTTTTCATTATAGAGATTTAGGAGAGAAATTAAAACTTCCTTTATCTGTTCCTTCATGGGAACATGATGAAGGGAATGCTTTCTTTACTTCTAATAGTGAAGAGCTAAGTATAATTGATAAAGCAAGACACAAGGAGATTAGTGTAATGCAACAGTATGATTTAGGTGAACACACTAAAGAAGTCTCGAGAGAAAAACTTATTATCTTGGACCAGGAAATAAAAAAATATAAAAAAGAGTATAGTCTAATAGATTTTCACGATATGATTACAGATTTTGTAAAGAGTGATAAGTGTCCTAAATTTGATGTGACATTTATAGATGAAGCACAGGACTTATCTAAAGTACAATGGCATATGGCTAGAAATATTTGGGATAATACTCAAGATTCTTTTGTTGCAGGCGATGATGATCAAGCAATTTTTAGATGGGCTGGAGCAGATGTAGATAGTTTTATTGCATTGGATGGTAATATAAACCAATTAATTCAATCGTTTAGAGTACCAGCTAAAATTCATAAATTAGCGGCCAATATAGTACACCGAATTTCTAAAAGAATCAATAAGAACTGGCTACCTTCTAAGAGAGAAGGTGAAATAAAATGGTATGATAGTTTTGATCAAATAAATTTAAAAGATGGCAACTGGTTAGTTTTAAGTAGAACCAATCATCAATTAAATGATATAGAAAAAGTTTTATATGAAGATGGAATGTATTTTAAAAATAGAAATAAAAGAAATTATGAAGCAGATTTATATCAAGCAATAACTGATTATGAAAATTTAAGAAAAGGTCAGTTAGTTCCATACAAAGCTATAGAAAAAATTTATAGTTATATGACAACTGCACACAAAGATAAAAAAGGATTGTTAGGTATGGCAAAAGAATCTTTTTATGGTATAGATGCATTAAAGAATAAGCATGGTTTAAAAACTGATAAAGTTTGGTACGAAGCTTTTGATGATGCACCATACAGAAGAGTAGAATATATTAGATCAATGAAGAATCACGGCGAGAAATTAAATCAAGATCCTAGAATTAATCTATCAACAATACACGGAGCTAAAGGTGGCGAGGCAGACAATGTGGTCTTGTTAACTGACCTAACAGAAAACACAATGAAGGGTTATGAAAATAATCCTGATGATGAAGAAAGATTATTTTATGTGGGAGCAACAAGAACTAAAGAAACATTACACATCGTTAGACCTAGAGATAGTTATAAAGGATATAGAGTATGAGTAGTCCTAAATCTATTAAAGGTTCAATAGGAGAACATAAAATGATAGTTGATCTATTAGGTAAAGGTTATCACGTTGCTAAAGCAGTGGACCCACAGTGTCCATTTGATTTAGTAGCTGTCACTCCTACAGGAGAAATTAAATTAATAGATGTAAAGACTCCATCATATCGTTTAAAAACAAAAGCAACATGGAAAAAAGCTAGGAAAATCAATAGAGTTTTAACTGAAACTCAGAAACAATTAGGAATTGAAATCATGGAAGTTACACAATGAGTGATATATATAAAAAGCAGGTAGGTGGGACTCACTATCAATCTATGGTTATTCAACCATCCGAATTTATAAATAAAAACAATATTCCTTTTGCTGAAGGGAATGCAATTAAATATTTATGTAGACACAAACAGAAAAATCAAAAACAAGATCTATTAAAAGCAAAACATTATATTGATATGGCTATTGATAGAGATTATCCTGAGAGTTCTGGCCAAAACCCCCAAGCAGTAACCAGCGGGGTCTCTCAAAAACCAACAACTAACACATGGGGAATAATTAAATGATACAAGTACCACTATTTAAACCACAAACAGAATGGCTACCACCGGAAGACTTTCCAGACCTATCTAAATACAAAGAGATAGCAATCGACTTAGAAACAAAAGACCCTGACCTAATTAAAATGGGATCAGGTTCATTAGCTAAACGTGGTTGTATTACAGGTATAGCTGTGGCTGTTGAAGGTTGGTCTGCTTATTATCCAATTGCCCATGAAGGTGGTGGAAATATGGATAAAACAAAAGTTTTTAACTACTTTAGAACCATTCTAAAGAGCGATGCTACCAAGATATTTCATAATGCAATGTATGACGTGTGCTGGTTAAAAGCTGAAGGACTTGAAGTCAATGGTCCTATTGTAGATACAATGATAGCAACAGCATTAGTAGATGAAAACAGAAGAAGATATGATTTAAATTCTTGTTCAAGAGAATACATTGGAACAGGTAAAGATGAAGCTGCACTCTATGAAGCAGCAAAAGACTGGGGAGTAGATCCTAAAGCAGAAATGTATAAGCTACCAGCTATGTATGTTGGAGCATATGCAGAGAAAGATGCTGAGATAACTTTAGAGTTATGGAAGTATTTAAAACAAGAAATAATTAATCAAGATTTAAAATCTATCTTTTCATTAGAGACAGACCTTTTTCCTTGCCTAGTCGATATGCGTTTTTTAGGAGTTCGTGTAGACGTAGAACAAGCTCACATATTAAAAGGCAAATTACTTGAAGAAGAAAAAGAATGCCTATTAAAAGTAAAAAAAGAAACTCAAGTAGACGTCCAAATATGGGCTGCTCGATCCATTGCGCAAGTTTTTGAAAAACTTCGCCTACCATTTGACCGCACCGAAAAAACAAATTCTCCATCATTTACTAAAAATTTTTTACAGAATCACGCCCACCCACTTGTGAAACTGATTGCCCGGGCTCGTGAAATTAATAAAGCCCATACCACTTTTATAGATACTATACTAAAACATTCGCATAATGGAAGGATATATTCTGAAATAAATCAGCTTAGATCCGATAATGGAGGTACAGTAACTGGTAGATTTAGCTACTCGAACCCAAATTTACAACAGATACCTGCACGAAACAAAGAACTTGGACCAATGATCAGATCATTATTTATTCCTGAAGAAGGTTGTAAGTGGGGAGTCTTTGACTACTCACAACAAGAACCTAGATTAGTTGTACACTACGCAGCTCTCCAGGGATTGTATGGAGTTAATGAAGTAGTTGATGCATACAAAGAAGGTGATGCAGATTTCCATAGTATCGTAGCTGACATGGCTGAGATACCTAGATCCCAAGCAAAAACTATTAACCTTGGTCTGTTCTATGGTATGGGAAAAAATAAATTACAAGCGGAACTAGGCGTGAGTAAAGATAAAGCTGATGAACTATTTAAAAAGTATCATCAACGTGTACCATTTGTAAAACAATTAATGGATAATGTAATGCATAGAGCCCAGGACGCTGGACGAATTCGTACATTGCTAGGAAGAGCGTGTCGTTTTCCTTTATGGGAACCAGCACAATTCGGGATACATAAAGCTTTGAGTCATGAAGAAGCACTCAGGGAACACGGACCGGGGATTAAACGTGCTTACACATACAAAGCTTTAAACAGATTGATACAAGGATCAGCTGCTGACATGACTAAAAAAGCTATGTTAGAGCTATATAATGAAGGAATTATACCACATATTCAAGTACACGATGAGTTGGATATATCAGTAGAATCTGATACAATGGCGGACAAAATAAAACAAATAATGGAGAGTGCCGTAACACTTGAAGTTCCTAATAAAATAGATTATGAATGCGGTACTAACTGGGGAAATATAAAATGAACAAAATAAAAGAAATGATCGCTAAATGGAAAGAATCCATTAGTGTATCGTCATTGTACCACAGGGAATATATCGTTGGCTTTATTGCTGGCGCTATTGTAGTTATTATCTTATCTGCAATATTTTAAATTTAACCTTTAAAACAGGGAGGGTCTATGAGGAGATTAAAAAAACTCTGGATCAGATTTAAAGTACATCTTTTAAGATGTTATTTTGAAATGGATGGAATCCTTAAGAAGAAAAAATGATAAAAGAACTTTGGAATAAATTTACATCGTGGCTTTTCAGTTGGCAAAAACCTAAAGGTTGCAAATACTGTAATCACGAATGCCATTGCTTACGCCAAAAAAGAGGTCTTGATTGTTTAAGACCTGATTGCGATTGCGTTAGTTGTGGGTGTCCTCAGTCATGATGGAAAAAGTTTTAACTTTGTTAGTCGGACTCCTGATTGCATTAGGAGGCTGGAGTCTATCTAGAACATTTGAATTATCTACAACTCAAGCAGTTCTGGAAAATCAAGTGGATCAATTAGAATTTAATATACAAATGTTGGAAGAAAAAATGAATAAGATGATGGATTCAGATAAAGAGATTATGGACCAGCACGAAAAATTATTTAAAAAATTAGAACAAGGCAACACAGGATATAGTTATAACTAATGGCAAATAAACCACTATCAATTTCTGAAGAAGCAAAAGTACAGATGCCGATGAAAACGGTTGCTTC